ACCAAGTCACTGCTGGTGATCTGTATTTCGGCAACTTTGCTGACTTGCTGATCGGCATGTATGGCGGTTTGGACATTGTTGTAGATCCATATACTGCGTCTAGCTCAGGCACAGTACGGATCGTCGCACTGCAAACTGTAGACGTAGCTGTACGTCACGCAGTAAGCTTTGCATTCAACAATGACGGTTCATAAGAATGCTAACTTGGGAGGGCCACTTGGCCCTCCTTTCCAATAAGGGGCAAAAGATGAAATACATTATCCTTAAATCCTGTGTTGCTGCTGGCCAAGCTAGAAAGGCTGGAGACATAGTTGAATTGAGCGCGGATGAAGCTACTGCGCTAAAAGGATATGGACGTATTGACGTGGCTCCAGAGCCTAAGCCTATTAAGGCTCCTACGGATCGGGCCGCAAAGCCTAAAACCACAAGGGCGAAAAAATGAAGATTACTCTGATTAAAGACGCATCTTGGGGCGGTAAGAACGGCAAAGCTGGTGCAAGCCATACAGTTGATGATCGTGTTGCCCAGAAGCTAATTGATCGCGGATATGCTAAGTCATATGTAAAAGAAGAAAAGGCTGAAGAAGATGGCACTGCCACTAGCGAGTGATTTAGCCGAAATATTCAACATTGATGAGTTCGCTCAATCAATCACATATCAACGCGCTGCTGGGCGTGGGGATAGCACAATCAAGGCTATCTTCGACAACGAGACTATCCCAATTGACGCTGGTGGAATGACAACTGTTCATCAGGAGCAGCCTAGAGTAACGTGTCGAACCGTAGATGTTCCATACATTCAGTATGATGACGCTATGATAGTATCATCAGATACTTATTATGTTCGCGCTTGGATACATGATGGCACTGGCGTTACTGTTGTGCAGTTGGAGAAATCTTAATGGCTCATGTTAGGCAGCAAATAAGAGACAGAATTGTCTCTGTGCTGAAGTCCAATGCATTATTGGTGAGGCGTAGGGTATTTTCGTCTAGGGTATATGCTCTAACAGAGAAAGACCTTCCTGCGATTACGGTTTATACGGGATCAGAAGCATCTGCTCTGCAAACCATTGGTGTAAAAACGTCTGCGCGTATTGTTTCTGTTGAGGTGGATATATACGTGCGAGCAACGAATAATTTTGATAATGATGTGGACGCTATCGCTGTCCAGATCGAAGAGGCAATAGCCAATGACTTCAATGTCAATGGCCTTGCAAAGTCGGCTGTATTAACTGCCACAGACATCAACTTTTCAGGTGAAGCGGAACAACCAGTAGGTTCCGCAAAGCTGACATTTGATGTAAGGTATGATACAGCTATCGATGACGTAGAAACGGCCAGATAAGGAGGCTCCAATGGCTACACACACAGGCAGCGAAGGAACCGTAAAGGTCGGTGCTAACGCTATAGCAGAAATCCGCTCTTTCAGCTTAGAGGAAAGCGCGGATACCTTAGAAGATACAACTATGGGCGACACTGCTCGCACATACAAATCATCTTTGACAACATTCACTGGATCAGTTGATGTTTTCTGGGATGAAACCGATACAACGGGTCAAGGCGCTTTGACTATTGGCGCTTCTGTTACGCTTAATGTTTATCCAGAGGGCGATGCTTCTGGCGATACATACTACAGCGGTGCAGCCATCGTTACCGGCGTTACACGTTCATCATCATTTGATGGTCTTGTGGAAGCGTCAATAACTGTGCAAGGTAGTGGGGCATTAACAGCTACAACGGTGTAACCCATGTCTAACCCTATAGACGCCTTAGACGATTATTTATCGAATATCGAAACAAGGCATATAGAAGTAACTTTACGCGCAGGGGCCAAGCCTCTGCGTGTTTACTATACCCCTATGACTTCTGGAGAGATGTCATCTATCCAGCGGAAGCATTCGGACTTTCCATCTGCCAACATAGACGCCTTGATTGATCTGATTATCTTGAAGGCTCTAAAGGAGGATGGCGAAAAGGCTTATACGATTGAACATAAGCCTAAACTGAAGCGCATCCCCCATGAGGTGATTTATAAATTGAGCGCACCCATGATGTCTGCTGGCTCTGTTGAGGAAGCTGAGGGAAACTAAAGAAAGACCCATTCAGGTTTAATTTAATCGCGTTAGCAGATAGATTGGGCCGCACCATTAGTGAGATTGAGAAAATCACGCTAACGGAGTATAATGAATGGGTCGCATACTTTAAGATCGTGGACGAAAGGCGGGAAGAAGATGGCAAGCGCAGAACAGCTAAAGTTTGAACTTCTTGCGGTTGACCGCGCTAGTCGGCCTATTAAGCAAGTTCAGGGCCGCGTCAGAAACTTTGATCGTCAGATAAAGCAAAGCTCAATACAGATGAACAACTTTGGCGGGTCAGTTACTGGCGCGCAAAAGAGCTTGCGCAAATTTGCTTTAGGTGGCCTACAGCAAGCGGGTTATCAAGTGGGCGACTATGCTGTTCAGGTCGCCAACGGCACAAGTAAGATCCAAGCATTTGGCCAACAGGCTGGTCAATTCTTTCAGATATTTGGGCCATTCGGTGCGGTGCTTGGCGCGGCCATATCTGTATTCTCTGCATTCAAGATGGCGGCAGACAGAGCCGCCGGTGCGACGAATAATGTGGAAACTGCGGTAACTCAGTTATCTGCGGCTTATGATACGTTAGATAGTATAAACTTTGATGGAATCGGTAAGGATATGGCATCTATTGCTGATCCCGTAATCCAAAAATATTCAGATTTACTAGGATTAGTAAGGAGGGTTGCAGAAGAGCAAAGAAGCCAAGCTTTGCAAACCATCTTAGAGGATATCGCTCCAGAGGAAAGCCTTATGCAAGCGCAGTCTGATATGCTTAAAAGGCTTCAGACTGATCTTGCGAATAATGTAACTCTTACTAAAGCGCAAAACACGATTTATGACCATTTAGTAGCTACCATTGATGGCAGAGTGACGGCTGAGCGAATTATTCTTGGAATCCAAGGGAAAACGAGGCAAGAGGCCGCTGAAAGTTTACAGAATGCAATTAGTAAACTTGACGCTGAAAAATTGCTTACTCCTGAGCTAGAAAAGCAATTAGACACTTTCGCCAGACAGCAGGGATTGCTAGGTGTGATCAAGTCGGAAGTCAGCGCCGCCAAGGATGAGGCGTCTAAGACATCAGATGCATACAGAGATATATTGGGCAGCACATATGGGCTTATTCAGGCTGAAGAGGCGATAAAGCAGCTTTACATTGAGAAAAATGGAGCCATAGATAAGACTGCCGCAAACTACGTTGACGTATTGGGCAGCGAGCAAGGTCTGGCACAAGCAGTGGCCGCAACCAATCAAATCTATGCAGCTAGATTAAAGGCGAGGCAATCGGAAGTACAAGCCGCCAGAAACGCATTTATCGTGGAGGCTTCTGTGACGGTTGCGGAAACAGAAAGGGCAAAAGCAATAAAAGCAATGCAAGACGCTTACGCTGAGCTAACCTCTGGTCAAGATGAAGCGAATACCAAAACGAAGGAAACCGCCAAGATCATCAAGACTGAGTTAAGCCCAGAGCTTATGCGGATCAAGGACGCAGCAGAGATGGTGGGCAGTTCATTTGAGAACGCTATGATGTCTATGGTAGATGGCACTATGACAGCCGAAAACGCATTTAAATCAATGGCAAGCAATATCATAGCTGAGCTTTATCGTATTTATGTAGTCAAACAGATTACGGGATTTATTTCTAGTGCTATTGGCCTCATGGGTGGGCCTAATCCGTTTGCGTTTAAGGCTATAGGTGGGCCTGTTCAATCAGACAAGCCTTATGTTGTTGGTGAGCGTGGGCCGGAAATGTTTGTGCCATCACGCTCAGGGTCAATCGTGCCGAATAACAAGCTTGGCGGCGGTGGTGGCGTAGTTGTCAATCAAGTCATCAATGTTAGCACAGGCGTACAACAAACTGTACGTGCTGAGATTAAGCAGCTAATGCCACAGATAGCAGACAGCGCTAAGGCCGCTGTAGTAGACGCCAAGCGGCGTGGTGGATCATATGGAAAGGCGTTTGCATAATGGCTATTAGTTATCCCTTGGCTCTGCCTACGCATACGGGCATCATGAACGTTGAACTAACAGCGGTAAACGCTGTTGCCTACAGCATGAGTCCTTTTACCTTCGCTGGCCAAGCTCACGCTTATTCAGGTCAAACATGGCAGGCAGATATATCATTGCCAGCCATGAAGCGTGAGGATGCAGAGAAGTGGATTGCGTTTCTTGTTAGCCTTCGCGGTCAATTTGGCACATTCTTGTTGAATGACCCGTCAGGAACATCACCTCGCGGAACAGCGACTACAGTCAGAATCACAGGCTCTACTAATGCCAGCAGCGTATCAACAACGATGTCAGGAACTTTGCTTGCTGGCGATTACATCCAGCTTGGTTCTGGATTGGACGCAAGACTACACAAGGTCTTGCAGGATCAAAGCGGTTCTGGAACGTTGGAGATATGGCCTGCGCTTAGAGCGAACCAGTCAAACGCACTTGCAGACTTGACCAGCGCTGCTGGCCTTTTCCGCTTGTCATCAAATCAGCAATCTTGGTCAGTCAACGAAGCCAGCATATACGGGATTACGTTTGGCGCGATGGAGGCACTATGACCAGAAACACACCACAAGCCTTACTAAATTTATTAGACGACCCACAAGTCCAACCGTTTTACGCAGTTGATATGAATTTTACCAGCGCTCCAGTTCGCTTTTGGACGGGATACGGCGACAGGACGATAAACGGAGATACCTACCTTGGCAGCGGCAATCTGTTGTCAATCACTGGCCTAGATGAAGTCAATGACCTATCAGCAAAAAGTATTACCTTGCAGTTGTCTGGCGTGCCTGCCTCGCTGGTTTCTTTGGCGTTGCAAGAACCGTATCAAAACCGTGAGTGCAAAGTCTACTTTGGGGCCACTGATATTACCAATCCTCAAACGTTCAACGAGATTGAAGTATTCAGTGGCTTAATGAATGTTATGACTATTGAAGACAGCGGTGAAACCAGCGTTATATCTCTGACCGTTGAAAGCAAACTGATCCGATTGGAGAAGTCATCTAATTGGCGCTACACAGAGGGAAGCCAAAAAGCGCGTTACTCTAGTGATACTTTCTTTAATTATGTTTCTGACTTGCAGGACAAAACTTTAGTCTGGGGCCGCACGGTCGAGGATGATTGATGGCGGCTAGAGAGAGGCTTAACGGTTACTTAAATGCCATGAGGGGTAAGCCTTTTTCATGGGGTCAGCATGATTGCCTAACTTTTACCAATGACGCCTATAAAGCGATGTATGGCTCTGGGTGGGCCGATGATTGGCTTGGTCGTTACATGGAGGGCAGCAGAGTTTTTCGCCGCAAAGAGCTAATAAAAGAATTTGGCTACACTGATTTTAACAAAGCAGTTGATGACAGGTTGCAGCGCGTTGACAGCATCCCGCCGCTTGGGGCGCTAGTCACTACCAAGAATGCTCGCAAGTGGGTTACTGGAGTTGCTATGGGTGTTTGCACGGGAACCAAGTGCGCTTTCTTGGATAAGGTGGGTGTGATATATCTATCATTAGATAACATTGATGCGGCGTGGGTTAAGGCATGAGTAAATACAAGCTAGGCGATTACACAGTCCAAAACTGGAATGACTGGGATAGGGTTCCGCGCGATCCACTTACGATTGGCGGGTTTATATTGCAGACTGTTGCGCCGGGCTTTGTCGCTGGGCTATCGGGCGCAGTAGCATACGGCTTAGCGTATGCAGTTGGCTTTGTTGCAATTACAGTGGCAACGTCATGGGCGTTATCCGCTTTAGCGCCAAAACCGCCAACACCTTTGCAGGGTACTTTGGTAAATGCGCGAGAGGCTACAGCTTCCGCTGATTTCGTTTATGGTGAAGTGCGCAAGGGTGGCACAGTTACTTTCTATGAATCAACAGGCGATAAGAACAAGTTTCTTCATCAGATAATTGTTTTGGCGGCGCATGAAGTTCAGCAGATTGGCGATATTTACATTAACGATGAAATCGTAACTATCGACAGCAATGACTTTGTTACTGGGAATACTTGGGAAAGCAAAATCCGAATACAGAAGTTTGACGGGAGTCAAACGCAGGCACCAGCAGATTTGCTATCAGAGTCGGAGCTAACAGGTTCAAACGCGCTTACATCTGACTTCATTGGTAATGACATTGCCTATCTTTATGTGCGCTATGAGTATGACAAAGATGTGTTTGCTAATGGCGTTCCCTTAGTCACAGCGGTTGTGCAAGGTAAAAAGGTTTACGATCCGCGTACATCTGCAACTGCATATAGCAATAACGCAGCCCTTTGCATTCGTGACTTTATTACTAGCGAATACGGTTTAAATGACAGCGCCATTGATGACATTGTGTTTGAGGCTGCTGCTAACGAAAGCGATGAGAATGTAACTCTGAGCGGAGGTGGTACAGAAAAACGATACACTATAAACGGCATTGTTAAATCTAGTCAGTCAATTGGTGACGTTTTAGGGCAAATGTCTACAGCTTGCGCTGGTACGTTGTTTTGGGGTTCTGGTTATTGGAAACTCAAGGTTGGCGCTTATAGCTCGCCAGTAAAGACTTTAACGCTTAATGATCTGCGCAGTGAAATCAGCATTAGCACTAGAACAAGTATGCGCGATAGTTTCAACGGCGTTACCGGCACATTTAACGATGCATCCGCAGACTTTATCACCGCTGACTTCCCTGCCATTAAAAGTAGCGTATTTAAAGCAGAAGATGGCGGCGATGAGCTTTTGCTTGATTTGCCATTGCCATTTACAACTAGCGCGGCGACAGCGCAGCGCATTGCCAAATTGACGCTGTATCGCGCCCGCGAGCAAATGAGCATTAGCGCTGACTTTGGCCTTGAGGCGTTCAATGTTGAGGTAGGCGACATTATTGCCTTTACAAATGAGCGTTATGGCTTTGATGAGAAAGAGTTTGAGGTTTTAGGTTGGAAGTTCGCAAGCAATCAAGATGCTGGCGATCTTCGCATTACTTTAACGCTGCAAGAAACATCTTCCTCTGCGTTTGATTGGAATGCAGAAGAGCAAGCCATTATTGATAACAATACAAACTTGCCAAGCCCAGCAGGGGGTTTGACTGTTACCAACGTGGCAGTTGCGGATAAAGGTGGCATCCAAAAAGACGGAACCTTTGTTGGCCAAGCTCTTGTGACTTGGACAAAAGCGACAAACTCATTTATCGAAAACTATGGTGTTGAGTGGAAAGACGTTGATGAAACTGTTTATCAAACGGCGCAATCTGATGGCGCAGATAACTCTATCATAATTAGCCCGCTAGAAACTGGCACACAGTACAACGTGCGCGTCAGGGCTATAACTGCAAGCGGAGTAAGTGGCGCTTATGCTTCTGCAACACCATATACGCATGGTGGAGATACAACCGCGCCATCACCTGTCACCAGTTTAAGCGCTGTTGGCGGGCCTAAGAATGTCACGCTTGACTGGACTGCGCCAACAACAGACAGCGATGGTTCTACCTTGTATGACCTCAAGGGTTACAACGTATATCGCAATACCTCTAACAGCGAACCCGCATCACCTGCTGCATTCTCAGGCTCTGACAAGTTTGTTGATGGTGGCTTGGCCGCAAGCACAGCCTATTATTATTGGATTAAGGCTGTAGACTATAGCGGAAACGAAAGCACATCTGTCGCCTCTGGTTCAGTCACAACTGATGCGGCTATCGTTCCTACGGACACACGCATTTACACTGGTGTGGTTTATTATCAAATACTACAGCAGGCGCAACCGTCTACTCCAAGCGCAACGAGCTTTAATGAAAGCACTCTTGCGTTAGGTGGTCTTACGTCAGATTGGTCTGAAAGCCAGCCAAGCGTTGAAATTAGCAGCTTGTCAATTAAGGAGTGGTCATCGAAGTACAAAGTAGAGTTTGACGCTCAGAATAATTCTACGATTACCTTTGCCGCAGCTAATGGCGCATTTCAGGTAACGGATGATTTAGAAAGTGACAACTATGTTGCTAACACTTCTGGCTGGAAGTTAGAGCGCGACACAGGTGACATTGAAGTAAACTCTGGTTTGTTTCGCGGCAACATTACGGTGCGCGGTGATATAACGTTTACAAACCAATCGCATACTAAAGCGCTTATTGGTGGCCCATTTGAGCATATTGATAGCTCAGGCACCATAAACAGCTACTTAGATGGCTCTGGGCTTTATGTGTTTGTGCTAATTGGCGCTGGTGGATCTGGCCAGCAGAGCGATACAGATGAGAGCAATCAGACTGCTGGCGGTGGTGGTGCTGGTGGTTGCTGCATCTTTGCCTTTGATTGGGATGGCTCAACTACGCTTTCCTTTGCGAAGGGAACTGGCGGTGTGTGGTCTGGGGGTTCTTCTGGCTCTGGCTCAGCATCAACATTTAGTTATAGCGGAAGCCTGATTGCACAAGCAAATGGCGGTGCTGGTGCGCCAGCACACACATCAAGCGGTGGCACAGCATTGGGTGGGACTACATCTTTTACAACAGGTGTTGTTACTTTCTTTTCTAGCGTTGGCAGAAATGGTGGCAGTTCAGCGGTTACTGTTCGACAAGCTGGTGCTGGCGCTGGTGTTGACTTCTTTGGTGATAACGGCGGCAATACAACAGGCTCTGAATATGCTGGCGTCGATGGGGGAAGCCCTTACGGCCAAACCCCTAGCACTGCTGACACTAGGTTGATTATGAACCTAAACCGCACATTCGGCTTCATAGGTGGCGGCGGTGTGACGAACAACAGCCCAACTGAAACAGTAACTGCTGGTGATGGCGGTCTGTTCTCAGGCGGTGGTTCTGTCAAATCTACTGGTAGTGGGAATGCTGGCAATGGTGGCATAGGCGGCGGTGGGGGTGGCGCTAGGTGCGACAGCTCTCGCAATGCTGGAGATGGTGGCGATGGCGCTCTGTTTTGGAGTAAGCTGTAACGGCTACTGTTAAGAGAATTTGGGCAAGCCCACCTTGGCCTAGCATTATAATCTAAAGTGGGTTATTATGTCGTGGCATATGCTTTATAAACGATACGGAGTTCCGAAATGGCTACCTTTAACAAAGTGAACGATTTTGTTTTAAATGCAGTTCACAACATGGATTTGGCAAGCGATCAAGTTATTGTTGCACTGTCAAACACAGCACCAGGCTCAGAAAGCCCTAACCCAGCCACAGATGGCAATGGTGTTCTGGCTAATGTAACACAGGTTTCTTATACAAACCTGTCTTCTCGCAGCGTGACAACATCATCGTCAACGCAAACCAGCGGAACATATAAGCTAGTTTTGGCTGACATTACGCTGACGTCTTCTGGCGGTTCAACCGGCCCGTTTCGCTATGTCTACATCTACGATGACACAGTGACTTCCCCTGCTGATCCTCTGATCGGTTATTACGACTATGGTTCATCACTAACGCTTAACGACGGAGACAGTCTTACAGTAGACTTCTCTGCTGCAAATGGTGTTCTGCAAATCGCATAAGGTGACTTGACATGGTAACGCTCGCAAATCGAGTAAAAGTTGCAACTGCGACTACTGGTACAGGTATTATTACGCTGGGGTCAGCGGAGGACGGTTATCAAACCTTCGCTGGCGGCGGTGTGTCTAATGGTGACACTGTAAGGTACGTCATAGAAGACGGTAGTAACTTTGAGATTGGAAGCGGCACATATACGGCTTCTGGTACTACTCTTACCCGCACGGTTAGCGAAAGCAGCAATTCAAACAATGCGATTAACCTTAGCGGCTCGGCTATAGTATTTATTAGCGCTACTGCTGAAGATTTACCGTCTGTCACTGCTGGCACACTAACAAAGTCATTTGCGAGCGGTGAGACTGCCAGCATCACACTATCTTCTGCTTTAAGCCCAGCGCCTGTGGTTTCTGCAACCAAAGAAGTTTCACAAACTGGCGTAAGCAGCAAAGGCTCATGGGATGTTGCATCTAACGGTGCAAACTATGACCGCCTTAATTCTGCTTATAATACTACCCTGACGCCTGCTGACGAAGGTTTTGATATTACTACGGCTTCTTACCTACAGGTCGCTAGTATTCCGCAGACAGGCAATCCAACTGGGGTCGTTTTTAAACCAGACGGTTTGACGATGTTTATTTCGGCAAACGGCCAAAATGCTGTGTATCAGTACACCCTAACTACAGCTTGGGATGTATCAACTGCTTCTTATGCCAGTAAATATCATAACGTCACTCAAGGCAC